GCGCCGCAGCCGTTAATGCCGAAAATTTCTTAGGGGTTAAGGTCATCGTGTTTATTCCTGTACGTATACGGTTAAGTCATCTTCGCTAACGAAATAACTGGCGCTATCTTCACTTAGATACATATCTCCCGGCAAAACATTAACTTGTAAATCGTCGTGATATACAGAACTTAGTGTGCCAAAATCAAAATCAAGCGAGCTTCTCACATACAACGTTTGCGCACCCAACGGGACACCCGTGTCAGGCAACGTGACAGTTGCGCTTGTCGGCGTGGCCGCTGTTTTGTCAGACTGCCAAACGCTAACATCACCAATCATAATGTCAACATATTGGTAATTACCTTTAACGGATACTTCGCCCGCTTCCGTGGCGTCTATTTGGCTCAATATCACTTGGCCGGTACGCGCACGGTTCTTCCAACTAACTGTTATGTCGCTCGACAACAAAATATCAACCGGAATTATGTTTCTTGTTCCATTTAATTTTGTGTCAGTAGGGCGAAGTGGTGAAAGCGTTCGCGAATTTGCCGCCGCCCATGCATCGCTGAAAATATTCCATGTGCTATCAACATCTAAGTCGCCTAATATTTGGGCAGTTGAACTAAGAATTAAGAAATCAGGCAACCCAGTTAAAGGGTAATCAAACATAGCCGTCAAGACACTGCGATAATTATTGTTGATAATCAAGATTTCCGCGCCTATGGCGTGATCCTCGGCAACGGTGTCAAGCAACCCGCGATATACATTAGTCAAAGTGTACTCGCCTACTCCCGTTTGTGTAACACTTTCGAAAGAAATAATTTCGTTACCAATAAACGCGAGTAATCTACCCGATTTAACTCCGGCTAATCCAATGTTGACAAGATTTATAGGATTGATGACATTCGTTATTTTAATGTCGGTTAATTTACCTGTTGTCCATCCATCGTATTTTGTGACAGGTAAAAGCAACTCGGCATATGTGGGATATAAGCCATCGTTGACGTATTTAATATATTGTGCGCTTTCGCTTCCCGATGCCATGTATTTAGAATAAACGGCAAAGCTAGATTGCATATTGTTTACGGGAACAGGAAGAACGATTGCTGATACAATGTTCACGTTTAATGATGATTTCAGCATTCCGATAGAACGTGCAATCCAATAGGGAACCGTCACGAATTTAGCTTCAACGGGCGCGAGGGGAGTTAAATCAATATTCGGGTTAATAGCTTCGCCCATATCGAAAACAGGCGAAACATTAGCAGTAAGCAACTGGGTAGCTTCCACTAAAACGCTATTTTCATCAATAGGCATTTTGGATACTTTATTGACGAAAACCGGAACGCCGTACAGATGATATTCTCCCCATGACAAGGTTACAACGCTGCCGGGCAACAGTTCCGCCGCCTTGCGTGTCGCCTCAAACGACAAGCCGAATAGAGGGGTGCTAGCCCGTGCAAAATCTCGACCCAACAAATCACGACATAATGCTTTGTTGGTAACATAGCCGTAATTTCTGGAACCGATTTTCGATTTGTTTTTTACGTTGTTAGGTTGTGCCGAAATTGTATTCGGTTTGTAATTCAAACTTCTATCCGTGTAACTGCCCATTAATTTAGACAGGACGGAATTTTGACTTCCTTTGTCAAAATCGCGTAATGAAATCAAGTCGCTCGCGCCAAGAGCATTATCTAGATTGAATGCGAATTCTTTACGAACCAAGGCCAACTCTAATTTGCCAGTTCCGGGGTTTTGGTAAGCAATACCATTGATTTGGCCTAATAAAGTTCCAACCAATCCTTTTATTGACGCGTTGCCATCTTCGATAATCGAGCAATAGTTATGTTCATTAGCAACAATTATAGCTTTTTCTTTAATCAGTGTTGTGTTGATATCAGTTATAGCAAGTCCCGCGCCACCCCAATCGCTAGTTAATATATCAACTATAGCCGTAATCGAATTTACATCATCTAAATACCGATTTTGTGATGATGTAAGGCCAAGCGGGTTAGGGAACCGCTCGACTTCAAACCATATTGCATCCAGCGGCAAATCTGCCCTAATGTTCTGGATGATTACGTAAGCCAAGCCCACATAACCCGGAATGTCAGGATCGGTGTAAATAGGATCGCGAGTTTGATCAAAGGCACCGCCATGGAAAATAAGCGTTGCACCACCAATTGCACCCAAACCAGCGGGAAGGGTTATGCTTCCTCTTGCCGGGCCTAACGTGCCAGTCCACACTTTAGTTTGGTTATAATAAATGCCAACTAATTTAACATCAGGCCCTAAACATATGCCAAGTTGTAAATCCATACGATAACCAACAATATATGTGGTTTCGACAACATGTGAAGTTGTTATTTCAGCGGAATAGGGCAATCCTTCGCGAATTACGTTAACAGTCTCAACCGTTGTTGTCGTTTCGCTATCCGTTTGCATAATTGGAACTAAGTTGCCGTAGCTTAACACGCAAGGGCTTGAAACAAGCTGCCTGCCAATTAGATATGGAACCGCGACACCGATTTGTGAAGTGGGAACATTAACGCTCACGTCAACAGGTGATTTGCCCGATGACGTGCTTGACGTTGTGCCGATAGGTGTATTGTTTATTACATCTGACCAATCGTCATAATCGCGCGTACCGGGGTAATCGTAAACCCCAACAGCAACCCGACCCTGAAAACCATTACCCATATCGATATTACCTTAAACGCCTTCCCAGTGGAATGGGATAGGTTGAGTGTTGCCCGCCTCGACTTTAGTTTTTTCCGTTATTTGCGCCTGATTTTGTTTACTCAACTCAACAAACGGATTGACAGTTGGTATGAAATCCATACCACCATAGTTAACTACATTATTAAATTTTTGTTTGCAATCACCTAAACGAACGTGATTGCATCCGTGATAAATCGTAACCGTATCATCTTTTTCGATATCAATAAATCCTAACGTAACAGTAATGACGTTATTGACGTTAGTTGTTATAGATCTTACTTCGCCTGTTCGATCATTAGTTATAGTGCCGTCCTGTAATGTGTTATCAGACGTTCCATCACTGTTTAACGTTATACGTGTTCCCTGCACTTTCGTTACTGTAGCCAATATTTTGAAAGCGTTTTTATCCACCTTGCATCGGGCATCGTATAAATCGTGATTGCAGACGCGCTGATAAAGAATGTTACCGCTCGACCCGTTTAATTTTGCTTGAAGGATCGAACCTGTCTTGATTGTGGCTATATCGTCGCCAACGCCACTTCCAATAGCAATACCAATCCATTCGGATTTGAAACTAACAGATAAATCGTCGCTCCGGTGGATACGAAATATTTGCACCGTAACATCGTCGGGAGATTTTAGAAAACAATATAAAATAGCTAATGGCGATTGTGCCGGAATATTTATATCGACGGTGTTTATATCATCTAGTGCCGAACTCGTTATTATTTTAGAATGCGATATATTCAATGGTTCATATACATCACCATTGAACATGATTTCTTCATTATTGTTTGTATAAAAAAATTCGCCAAAAAGAGAAAAGATCTTATAGCACTCAATTGGGGCACCGTCATTGGCGGATTTATCTATATCAGCGTAGGTCATACGTTTACCGCTCGAATTGGGAAGGATATTGTAGAATACAAAGCAAAATGCGTTAGATCAATCGTATCACTATCCAATCTGCACTGGTTCATAAACGATATGGCTTTTATATCGTTGTCGCCGGGAGTGTTTCCAATAAGATCTTTCAACGTAATGACGGCACTATAAGCAATGCCGTCATCATCGTAAACAGGTAACAAATCAATGATTTTGTTATACGTGATACCGTTCGCGCTTTCAATTTGAATATATCGGTAATTCACTTCCAGCCAGTAATTAATGAATTCAATATTATCAGTGATTATCGTTTTGGTGTTCAAATCGGGCTGCACATATAAAGTCAGATCGTTTCTAAATGTGGGAAATAAGGCAACGTCCTGTCTGCCGTTCATCATTGCGCATATTTGTTTCCAATACTTTATTTTAGTGCGGCGGTCGAATGCATATTCGCGACTACTCGACACAAGCGGGTTACGCCAGTGGTTAACGTTTTGAGGGATAGACGTATCATTATCTAACCACTTGACGCCAAATTCAAAGTTTTCATCTATTCCTTTATT